GGGCCCCGTGTGGAGCGCCACGAGGGCGCTCCGGAAGTAGGGTTGTTTGATTGCGAATACCAGGAATAGGCCCGGTGGAAAGAGTCCACCTAGTCACTGCAAGGGCGGGGCTTGTACAGTGACTTTTCCTGGCGTGCGCCGTCCGCAGGGGGAAGGGTGAGCAGTACTTCCTCCCCCCCCGACTACCCCGCTCACACGAGCGAGGTTACGGCAGCGTAGGCAGGGAGTGCCTCCGGCGCAAGAGCGCCGACGATCACTCCACCAACTGCCTTGGCAGCGCCAACAATCTTGCTGGCGTTGTTGCTGATCCACGACGTGATGTCGCTCCAGTGCAGCGGGTTCTCCACCTGGTTGGGCAGGCCCTGCAACAAAGTGGGCAACTCACGAACGTCGATTGCAACGGTCGGAGGCTCAACGTGATACCACGAGCTGGTAGTTGCGGTGTTCAAGCTATAGTTGGTGGTAAGCAAGAACGTCATGCTCGGGTACTCAGCGCTGGTCTCTGAGGTGAGGATGGAGGCCGCTCCATCCACAGCCAAGACCGTCCAGCCTCCGGGCGGCTGGAGCAAGCCACACATATCGACAACCTCGTAGGGCTTGTTGCCGAGGGCACCGCTAGTGACATTTTGCGAGTCGGTGAATACAAACGGCTCCAGCCAACCAACGCATTCCTCGCTGGTGGGCCTGTGCCAAGAGTACATTCCGGTCGAAAAGTCAAGCTTCTTGATGCCCGCCAACTTGGTGAGTTGGGCAGTGCAGCTGGCCGAGGCAGGGGCGGTGGTGGCATTGTCCGTGGTCACATCAAAGAAGGAGCCCCAGACCTGCCTTTCCGGCAACTGAATGCCGAAAATCTCGCCGCCCTTGGCCAAGGTCGCGCTGGTGGGGCTGAGCATGATCGAACTGCCCAGCATGAGAAGCGCCTGAATATCAGGAGCTCGCTCCACCAGCCCCGGAATGGCATCAAACCTGAAAACAGAGCTTGTGCCATGAATGGACATCGTCAAATATAAGGGAGTTGAAATTTCGGCCAGATTAACATTGTTGATCTCAAAGGTGTAAAATCCAGGCGAATCAATGAAGATGACCACGTGGCTCGAGCCCGCCAAAAACGGGTCGGCCGTCCCACCAGCCGCACCGGTGGGGTACTGATAACAAATGATGGAAGCATCCTGCCCGGCCTCCGGGCCGGCCCAGGGGCTCGTGGTCCCCGGGGTGTCGTAAATGTCAAAATGCACTTCGGTTTTGTAATTGATTTTACCGTCAATCCAGAAATACCTTTTCCCCTCATGCATTGCTGCATACTGAGCAGGCCCGTAAAGAGCATTGCCACTATCAAACACCATCGACATGGGCGTTAGCGGAGCTCGGCCCGTAGGAGCTCCCTGCCAGTTGAGGGTGAATTGATTGTTGAGGGTAGAAGTGTCTGGCAAAGCAAGGGAGTTTGTGGAATAGAACCGACTGACGTAGTTCCACGAATCCCCAGAAGTGTTTTGAACATAGTAAACCAACGCACGAAGCGGATCGCGGCTGGCGGCACACAAGAATGAACCAGGTTTGAAGTAATCAGAACTGAACCCCTTCGTGTAATCACAGGGCAAGATATCGAAGGGGTTGTTTAGGGCGACGGGCTGGCGCTCCCAGACGGAGGCCAACCGGTGATTGTCTGACGCAGGTAGAGCGATGGCGCGTGCTGCCTGCATCAATGGCCGTGCGATTTGCTTGCGGATGGACGGAGCAATCTGACGGCGGGCGTGGCTCAGTCCAGCATGGGCCGGCCCCTGTGGGCCCTTCCTGGAGGCTGAGTGACCACGGGCTCTCAGAGCCCGCGTTTTCGGTTGTTTCATGCGGACCTTGCGATTGCTCCCATTGGTGGACTTTGAGGAGGCTCTCACATGGCGACGACCGGAGTGTGACCTCCGCCGTCCAGATCGTTCCGCAGCGGCACGTTGCTGTTGCGCGGCTTCCTTGGGCATCGGGGCTTGAATGGTCCAGCTGACTCGGGATTTTGCGAAAGAGAAATTGAGTGTCCATCCCTTTTCAGCCCCCGTGCTCATCAGCGTTGGTTATCAGCAGGCGTCCACGACCGCCACCCGGTCCAAGACGGGGTGGCGGAGGAAGCCCCGAGTGCTGGGTAGCACAGCAGTAACAACGGCCTCGAGGTCGTCAAACGACGCGCGCGGAAGGCCATAGATGCTCTCCAGCACCTCATAGGTCCTCTGCGTCGGCATCGCCACGTCCCCCCGGGCCCGCGCGATATCCCAGGGGCCCAACGACCCCCGCAGCTGCTCCGGCGACAGCCTCATCTTCACGTGGGCCGTTTTGACCAGCCCGTGAGCAGCGAGGGCTCGGCCGCCAATCCAGTAGGGATACGCACTGAGCATTGCCCAGGAGGTGGAATGCAACCAACGGGCGCTGTCGATTGGCGGTCGACAACACCATTGCATTTTATAGAGCCGCCGGCCGAGGGTTGGCGCCATGCGCAAGCCCCGCGTGGTGGGCCAGGGTCGCTGGCCCAAGAACACGCAACTGGTAAGATCGGTTTGGCAATCGGTCTTCGTTTCAAAGCCGAAGCCCCCGATGTATTGATTTACCAGGGTCGAATAGCTCTTCCAGCCCTCCGGGACACATGCCATCGAATCGTCCCCGAGGACGATGAGGCGGTATTGAGAGAAGATGGCCTCCCACTCGGCATCGCTCATCTTTTCAAGGTCAGCCCACGTCATTCCAGCGCCTTGGCTGGCAGCAGCCCGCAGCCATGCAGCACCCTGAACAAACAAATTGTTCACTGCATTAAGGAGTGCAGTATCATCACGCCCGCTGGCGTTGATGGTGGCTGCGGAAAAACGCACTCCTGTGCTCGTAAACCCCTTGGGCTTGTCCCAGGCTGCCCGTATTGAGTCCTCCAAGAACGGGCATTCTGGAATGTGGTTGGGGTGATCCAAGCGGGTTGGCCAGCCAAGGGTGATGAGCAAGCGGCGCACAAAAGCCATGCTGCTTTTGCTGTGGGACTGGTCAAAGCCGCTGAAATCGCTGTTGACGAAAACATACTTGTCAACGCGATGGTGCTGGCGCAACCAGCGTATCAGCTCGTGTGGTCCATCAAGGGGGTGCTCCGTTGGCAGCTGCAAAACGTCGTCGATCACATTGGCCAGCGGGAGGCCATTGAACCACGCATTCAACTCCCCTGGTGTGGACCCGGCACAATAGTACCAGGGATAACGAGCCCCAAATAGCTGATGCACGAGTTTGGTCAGCGGTCGGAGATGCCGGCCGAGCCACCGATGGGATCGGAGCGTCGGGACCATGATGCCTCGAGCGTTGGCACACAGCTCACAGGCCGGCCCACAGTCGGCACAGAAGCCCTCGGCGCAACAATGAGACTCGGAGAGCAGCGCAGCCGGCACCCCGGTGCCGAAGTTGGCGTCAAGCTCCCTCTTTCCCATAAAGTCGAACCGAGCGAGGGCAGAAATGGTCTTGGGTCCTTTCCCGGCTGCCTCGCTCCTGGCGTCCTCCCTGAAGGCAGCCTGCCGGCCAGCGTCAAAGCCACGCAACCAGGCTTCCTCCGTGAGCGGCTTGTAAGATGGGCAGGAGTTTCTCTTGCCCAGCAGTGGGTCCCGCACGCCGACGGTCGCCGCAAGGCAACGCATGATCCTGGCATAGTTCCGCTCTAGGAACTCAAAACTTTCACCGTCAGGATAATTTTTAGGCGCAGCCAAAGCACGAGTAAGCAGGGCATTTCTCACGGTCTTATTGCTTTGTGTGTACCACCCGGGGATGCGCATGAGAGATATCCCCACAAGCTCAGCGCAGTTGGCTACGGGACGACCCGACGCGCGACGAATATCGACCCGGCTGGGTCGCTCGTTTCCGTCGTCGAAGGTGGTACCCTCCCGCCTGGCTTTCTTCTTCTCCACGGGCTCTCGCGGCTGGAGACGGACGGGGCGCGGCCCGTCCGGGATGGAAGTGAAGCCGGGCCCAATAGCGGGGTGTTCGGCGAGGCAGTGGACAGGATCTATCCAATCACACTCCGCTGGGAGGTCATACTTGCTCGGGCCCCTGCGGTCTTGGTTTCCTCGTTCGCTCCAGCAATCGTTGCACACGCCCCGCTTCCATCGTCGCGAGGGGGGCGCCACGCGCTGGCAACTACCACAGCACGTAGTAGCCAAGGCGTCAGCTTGCTCCCCCCAGTGACAACCAGCCTCCCCACGGTTGCGCCCGCGACCCTTCACCGCAGCAGCGGCGAGGAGCGAGCACTCGTTGTCGGGGTGGCACTCGCCACATTGGTCGCAACCGTGGGTCGGCAATCGCGCCGGGCCAGAAAGGGCGGTCCCCACGCTCTCATTTCGTGCACTGGGGGCCGGGCGATTGGGACCTGGCGTGGCGCGCGGGCCACAAAACCACGCGCTAGACCGCTTGGCTTCATCTTCTGTCCAGGTGCTGTGGGCAGCGGTCTCAGCCACCGCGGCCCGCAGCTTGGACTGAATCGTCACCACCTCCGCCAGGAAGGCCGGGTCGCCGCTCTGGCGAGCCGCGCGCTGGTTGGCGATCTGGTAAGGGGTCTTGGCCTCAATGTTCGGGTCGAGCGCGTAGCAGGTATGGGCCCGAACAGTGGCGTGGGCCACCTCCTCGTCCTCCGGTCTGGCATTGGGTTTCCGATGAGAAAACCAGAGATTTTCCGCTTTAGCCATCAGACCCCGCGGTATGGAGATAGGCCCATTGTTTGCGTGGTGCGACACATACACGTTCTTTGGAAAGACAGTACGGAAGAGCCAGCAGCGCTCATCGCGCCGCTCGGTTGCCTCTATCACCACCTCGTGGTAGAAGCCCCGTGCAGCGTCGAGAAACGCAGGGGGGGTGGGGGCGTGGTACGGGCAATTGGCCAGCATGGTGGCGTGGTGGCCATACAAATAACCCCCCCTCTGCTGCCAATGGACGGTTTGCAGGATGGCAGCGGCCTCGAAGGTGCGAAAGAACCGTCGCAAAGAGTCAGGCACCCCAGCAAGCCCGCTTGCGACCTGGCGCACGCACCAGGTGCTCAGAGACTGGGTCTGAGCCGGGACCATAGTTAGGGCAGCCGCAAGCACCTCGTGTGTGTTTCCCACGCTGCGGGTTAAGCTATCGGCATCCAGCACCTGGTTGATCATCGGCACAACGAAGTGCGAGCGGCTCGAGCTCGTTTCGACAATGTGCTGAATGGAGGCTGTTTCTCCATAACCCCTTATCATCCAGGAGTCAGAGGGCTCACCCGGATCCACGCAGCAGAAGCTGAGCGAGCACCAGGCCCGCTCGCGGCGTTCAAAGCCGCTCGCGAGCGGCACAAGCGCCTCCCCCACCACATGGTATTTCGGCTGCGTGGCGAGCAAGCGCCAGGCAGCCCGCTGAGTGGGATCGGTATACTGCAAGTCGCTCCTCTTCACTCCTCGTCTGCAAGCGGAGAAGAGAGGGTTGGACACGGGGCAGAGATAGGCGCAGCCATAAAACACCCGCAGCCCTGTAGTGTCCTTCAGGTGCGCGAGTGCGTGCTCGCACAGCCCCGGGTTTGCGATCTCGCAATAGCAAATGCTGCCATGCCACCCGCTCAGGTCAGTCCTCCCCGCCACCGCCGCGCAGCCTGCTATCCCCACGACCTGCCAGTGCGTGCCGCGATAACCGCCAGGAAGGGCAGGGTCAAGAGGTGGCACAGGTGACGTCCAAATCGTCTTGGTGGGCGTGGCCACCGGATCGACGACTGGAACTTCCCCCTTGCACGCACCCCAGTGAGCCCACCTCTCGAAGATGCGCACCACCAGATGAGCAATGCCATGGCCCGCCCCCGACGTAAAGGTTCTTGAGGTGGTTTTGTCCCCCACGCAGAGGTGCAGCCGCCAAGAGCTGCGCTCATTCATAAAAGGCGGGTAAAGGGGGTGACTGGTGGAGCTGAAGCTCGCAACAGCATCCTGGTAAGTGACGCCGCCCGAGGCGACGATGTAGTGCGTGGCGGTCGTGACCCACTCCTGATGCTGTCGCCGCCACCCCGCAGCATTGGCGGGGTCCTCAGCAGCGGTGAGCAAGGCGTCAAGGTAGCACAGCCCCTCCCCCGGGAGGGGCCCGCAAGGGCTCGCAAGCGAGCACAACTGCATGCCCTTCGGCCCAAAAGCGTGGTTGCCACCAGCATCGAGGGGTTGTTGGGGCACGGTTTGACGCCACCTTGACCAAATGCCCTGCTGGGTATAGATCATTGATGCAGTCGCGGTGGCAATGGCATTGCTCCTCACGATCCTTGGGCGACTGGAGCAGCATTGCAACACGGGCGGGACAAGGGGCGTGCCATCCCAGACAGCGCCCAAAGGGGTGACCCATTCTCCGTGCTCGTTCTGCGTCCAGCCTTCAGGACTTGGGCCCAAATGGGGATCGTCGCTCTCTGCCCAGCAGAAGGGCAGCCCATCCTCCGGTAAGTCGTAACGCAAAGGCCGAACGGCCCGGCGCCGCAATACCGTGGCGCACACAGGTGCAGCGCTGATGGTGTGGAGTCGGGGGGCAGTTTGGGGCCCGTGATCCCTCTCACGCACGGGCTCCTGGATCGGCACAGTGTGATCCACCAGCGCCAAGCCCCCGGGCTGGCGCAAACGGCCAGCTGCATCGGTCCAATAGCCGAGAGAGTCGAGGAGAGCGACCGGGGCAGCGGGCAACACTGCCACTCCCATGTCCACAGCCGTGGCATCATGCCAGTTTCCATTTGCCGCGAGGTACCACCCGTGCGGCCTGTAGCGCACCACGGCAGGGCCCGCTGGGGCCGGGGCCGACGGCGCTGCAGGTTGGGACAGATAGGAGATCGCGGCCCGGTGGTGTCCCGCGAGGCAGCTGGCGCAACAAATGCGACTCTCTTCAACCGACACGATAAGCTCAGCTCGCCCGAGACGTTTCCCGCAGGTCCTGTTGGCGGCCACAGGCTGCTGACAGGTGAACCATTTTCCAGCCCCATCACACAACCCCACGCAGGCAGGGTGGAGGAACTGAACGTCGGGTTGTAGGACCTTCGACAATCTGGAGTCGGTCCAAGTCTTCAGCTCATAAACCCGCGCCGGCGTTAGGCAGATGGGACACAAGACCGACGCAATGACGGCAGAGCAATCTCGGCAATGCCCGTCTCTTCCGTCAGCCCTCTTCCTGCAGATCCTGCAGGGAGCGGCACCCTTAGGGCCGCAAAATGTGAAGTCGGGTAGAAAGAAGACCCGCTCGACCTGGTAACGCCGATAGGCTGCAGCCTCCTCCTCGGAGAGGGGGCTGGGACTCCACCAGCGGCGCACCTGGGCCTTGCTGAGTTGATTCTTCTTGGGCTGGGACCAAGCGCCCTCCCGGCGCTCAACGTACCACGCCCCCAGCACGGGGGGCTGCGTCCACTCATCCAGGAGCACCGCGTGAGCCTCCAAGGGACTGCCGGGATCGACAAAGGTGAGGATGCGATAGGGCTGCGCATAGGGGATCATGACATCGTCCCGCACTCCAAGCAGGGACAAGTCGTAACCCCCAGAGCACCGAGTAGCGGTGGCGAACGCGCCGATCGCCTCCACACAGGTGACTCGTTTCCCCCACAGCTCCGCCCACAAGCCGGCCGCCGTGAGGCCCCCACGGGCGTCCACAGCAAGCCAGAAAGGGGCCGTCCTCCTCCACCAGTTGATGTACTCCACGGGATGCGACGGGGCGTAAAGCCTGAAGGCTGCTCGAAGAGTGCAAGCGTCTTGACGATAAACGGTGGGATGGCACATGCGATTAGAGAGCTGCCACTGGCCCTCAAGCCAATCAGGCAACTCACTATCCAGCAAGGCCATTTGAACCACCTCGTCGCCAGCGATCCTGTCAATGATGCTCTTCGGACTCTGCCCTTCCCTCCAGTGTCGCTCGAGGTAGAGTGCCCACTGCCAAGCGATGGGGTGGAGGCAGTCTTGCGCGCGCTCCGGAGAGCGACGCTTGGCCGGCACGCCATGCTTATCCATCATCAAGCAAATGGCCGCCTCCAAAGCGTCGCTAGCCCCGATGCCCGGGCAGGACTCCACCTTCCACGCTTCGAAACGTGGGCCGCCCCTCCGCGGCCGCATGTTCATTGCTTTGGGCTCGTCGGTCTCCTTCCCCCGCATCCGCCAGTCAGTAAGTGTCTTGGGTCTCTGGGCAGGTCCCGGCGGTCCGACCGGCACTGCACCCCACCGCTCCTCCAGGCCCTCAACCACCTGATCCAGCTTGCTCCACTCCGTCATGATCGCCGCCTCCCACAGGTGGTGTTTGTGCTCCTCGATAGCAAGCAGGAGGTTGTCGCGGCGCTCCATGATGGACAGGGCAGCCAAGAGGAGTTCGTTCTCCTTCTCGGCAGTCGGGCCCCAACGCGTCATGAACGATGCGAAATCCTCCGCAGGCCCGTACTTGCACTCATCACAGCGGCAATTCCTCGGGCGCTCAGCCTCCCTCCACTGTTTGGGCGAACCGCGGTTTTCCTCACCCCCAGCTCCGCGCGGTCGGCAAGCCAGCAGCTCTGCCAACGGCACCGGGAAGGCCCAGTCACCGGACGCAGCGGTCCCCACCGCGGACGTCGGTGAAGGCAGGACCAACTCCTGCCTGGGCCAGCGCGGTGCCCGCAGAGGGTCGAGGCTCCTCGCATCCGCACGGATGAGGGCTTGCCCCATCTCCTCCCTCCAATCAACGCGAGGCCTTTCAGCAGGGCGGGTGCGGGGTGGGCTCCTCTTCTTGGGTTCAGCCTGGAGCGACCCGCGAGCTACCGAGGAGACATACCCCTCCCCATAGCCGGCGGGCTCCCTCCTCCAGACAGTGACCCAGGAAGATGGTGGCGGACGTACTCTTGTAGGCGTTGATACGATGGTGCTTGCCGAAGGCACCAAAGCGCTCCTCCCCCCCCCCCTCGCGAGCCCGATCTCAAGCTCCAGGGGGGCTGTACCAGGAAAACGTCCCAACGTCCCGGCACATCCCGAAAGCTGGGTGGCGACCAGCCTCGGGGCGTTTAACGTCTCTGCAAAGTCAATTGATGACATTTGAGCGAACACCTCCGCGAATCGAGCGCAGCAAGGAGGCATACTGCGCCAAGGTGGGGTTGACAAGGAGGCAAGGGAATGCGGGAATCAACCCCCAATCGCCACAATTGGTGGGTGTTTCCTCCACTGGGTGTATCTTCTGCTAGTCGATAACAGTTACCACCACCAGTATCGGATCTGCGTCACAGCTCCTCCCGCACGGTCAAGGACCTCCTCCCAGTCACGTAGTTCCCCGATGGCTGCCAAGGTACACGGCTACATGCATTGTGGGGCACAAGGCCCCCATCTGGTTCGGAAACGCCACCCCGGTGATGGGCTGTCGGAATAAATCCCAGTACCCGCCGAGGCTGCACTCGCTAAGACCGCTGTCAGCGCCAGGTCCCAGTACATCGGATCCCTGGCAATCTCGCGGAGAAGCGTTGCAGACGAATTGAGCTCCAGATGGCCGCTCCACACCGCTTCAAGGGCGGCAGGCAGAACATCGTTGTTTGAACCAGGGACGAATTGACCCTGAATCGGGGCGGCTCCACCAGCATGCCCCGACCCCCCCCTTTTGCACATGAAGGGGGGTTAAACACGGCGCTCCAGTCTTTTGAGGCATCGAGTGAGCCACGCT